TCTTTCTGTTTGTATTTTCGGGTGCCAACGAGTTTGTTGAAAGTTCGTTTGGTAAAGCTTGAATATCCGCAGAATCTAAGTTTGTATCTGCTATGGCATATGCTTTGGCAATAGAACCAAATTTGGATGGCATACCATATGTTCTTATTACATAGTCTTTTTGAGTAACTGCTCTTCCTTGAGCAGAAAAATTTGACAATGCATTGTTGCGAATTTCGTCATTGGTTTCTGCACCTCGACCGCCTGAAGCCGGTACTGGGTTGTTGACTTTAATTGAACGTCTGACCAAATTTGTCAATCCTTGCTCAAATACAGGCAGTTCTGTAATGTCTCCAAAAAACTCCACGTTTGTGGTATTCTTGATAGTATTCGCATTGACGTTGCTGTCAATCCCGCCGCCAGTGACATAACGAATCGTGAGGGTTGTGTTACTCGGTGCTTGTCCAAACGCCCTAGACGACAAGAAATTTGCAGGATCGTAGTTTACACTTTCATTTCTAAAAGTGTTTGGTTTACCAACGGTATAAATACTTGGTATAATAATCTCATCATCGGAAATGTTTGTTCCAGAACCAAATTCTATAAATGTTGTATTATCAGAATCAACACCGGAAACAAATCGCTTTGACGTGCGAAAATATTTCAACAAGAATGGAACGGTATCTCTGTAAACAGACAAATTGCTGTCGTTCTTGTAGATGTTTTCATTCTCAATTGGAACCAAATCTTGAGCAAGATAATCCGTTTCATACCAACGATTTCCATCCGAATCGTATATATCAAACACTTCAATTATAAAACAAATTTACTTTCTAAGCAAAAGTCTGTAGACTTTATTCGCCATATTAACTACA